TGCAGACAAGAAGTATGTCATCAACGGTAACACCGGAGACTATCTTGGTGTGGTCGGTAACAGCTTCAAGTGTGCCAACCACGGTGACTTCTTCGTGGGTGTGCATGACACCATCACGGAGAACCTTGGCGAAGCAGAGTGCGAGAGCATGAATATCCGCTTCAGGACTGCACGTAACAATGCATGGGCTATGGCTGACATGTCACTGCCTGAAGTGACTGCTCGTATTGAGTCTGACAAGCACAGCACCACGATTGCCCAGCGTATCATCGCCCTGCATGGCGTGGACGGTAGCTGTTCAAATCAGGTGTACTTTGGTGCCATCGACTTCTTCTGTACTAACGGTATGATTACCGGCGAGTACGATGACATCCGTAGGAAGAACACCAGCGGGTTCGACATGGACAAGTTCATCAAGGAACTGAAAGGCTCGACACAGGCATTCTATGCACAGTCAGAGAGGCTGCAGCGGTTCGCCAACAAGACACTATATGTCGGTGACGTGAAAGCTATGCTTGAGTCCCTGCTCAAATCAGACCGTGTGTCAGAGAAGATGCTTACCTTGTACAACCAAGAGGCTGTAACCCGTGGGCAGAATGCTTGGGCATTGTACAGTGCCTTCACGAACTATGCCAGCTATGCTGATGAGCGTAATGGTTTCGGGCTGCGTAACACAGGCAAGGACACCAACGCCATCACGATGTTCCGGCGTGAGAATCAGGCTGCACAGTGGGTAAACAGCCGCGAGTTCAAGGAGTTGCTGGCAGCATGAAGACAGTTGAAGACTTAGTATTGACATACTATTCTTCCAACGATTTCAGTATGTTGAGGGACAAGTCTAAGAAGGACTATCAATACTTCCTCAACATATTGGTCGGTGAGTTTGGCTCTGTCGAGTATGACAAGCTGTCGAGTAAGCAAGCCAAACACGCATATGAAGAATGGGTGAAGCGTGGCATCACGTTTGCCAATCACGTATGCACTGTGTCATCGTTGCTGTATCGCTACGCCATCGACATGGAGTATGCAATGGTCAATCCCTTTGCCAACATCAAACGCAAGACTGCACCACAACGTAAGGTGGTGTGGTCAGAGGACAACGTGCGTCAATTCCTTGACACTGCCTATGGGCAGTTTGAGTGGCGCAGCATTGGCCTTATTATTCATATGGCATACGAGTGGTGCCAGAGGCTAGGTGATATGCGTCTGCTGCAGTGGGACAACCTCGACATGGATGACAGAAAGCTGTACCTTGAGCAGAGCAAGCGTAGGGCAGAGGTATGTCTGCCTATTGAGGATGACCTGTACGAGATGCTTGTTCAGCAGCAGGAAGACTTCGGCTTTCAAGCCTACGTGGCACCCCGTGTGCTGCCTGTTGGTGGTAAGTATCATCCATACAGCTTAGAGCGTCTCAGCAAGGCTGGACGGGCTGTTATGAGGCAAGCTAATCTGCCAGAGGAGTTACGACTGATGGACTTACGTAGGACAGGCACGACACAGATGGTCGAGGCCGGTGTACCTATGGGACAAATCATGTCTGTGACTGGACACAGTAACCCGCAGTCGGTGAAACCTTACATGAGAAATACGTATGCCAGTGCAAATAGTGCATTGACAGCACGTAAGTCGCATGGTAAAAGCACTTAACTGCCGCAAAGGAAAGTGATATATACATGGATAATATATATAACATTGTAAGTGATATGGACGTACCCGTGGGTATGACCAAGCGTGTTGCTTGTCCCAACTGTGGAGAGAAGACATTCACAGTGACAAACAACATGGGTTCACTTGTATGGAATTGCTACCGTGCATCCTGTGGTATCAAGGGTGGGACACGTGTTCGTATGAGTGCCGATGACATCCGTGCTGGCTTTGCCGGTGCTGATGACTTCGCCAAGCAGGATACGTTCAAGCTGCCCGACTACATCGTGCCACATGATTGGAACGTGGCAGAGATTGCTATGGAGTTGTACGGACTGGATGCACAAGAACTTGGCCTGATGTATGACGTGAAGGAACACCGCATGGTATTCCCCATCATACATGACGATAAGATTGTAGACGCTACAGGCCGGTCACTTGGTAAACGCCTACCCAAGTGGAAGCGGTACGGAAAAAGTGGCTTGCCTTATGTCTCAGGACATGGTAAAGTCGCCGTAGTTGTTGAGGACTGCTTGAGTGCAGCCGTTGTTGGTTACGGCACCTTTGTCGGGGTTGCGCTTCTAGGCACGTCTTTGCAAGAGTCGCATAAAAGGTATCTCTCGCAGTTCTCAACAGCCATCATTGCGCTAGACCCCGATGCGCTACCAAAGACCTTGCAGATGGCAAAGGAACTACGAGGACATGTCAACGATGTTCGTGTCCTCAAACTAACCGACGACTTGAAATATCGTAACCCGACAGATATGGAGAACCTTCATGGAATTATCAATAATTAGGAGCCTGATGGACAAGTCATTCTATGATGACCATCGTGGTTCAAAATGTCCGCAACGCCTGTTCAGTAAGGACGTGCGGAAGATTAAGCAGTCTATTGACACTGCTATGGACAGGTATGAACGTAGCGTCACACCAGATGAAATCGAAGCCCTGTTCATGTCGGACAACCCGACACTGACTACTGCGCAGAAGCAAGCATACTCTAGCCTGTTCTCGCAGATTAAACGCGAAGAGCCTATGGGCAGTGACGTGGCACAGGAAGTGCTGTCCAAGCTGTTCCAGCAGGTAGTGGGTGAGGACGTAGCAAACATTGGCTTTGATATGGTCAATGGTGATGCGGCCAGCCTTGAGGCTCTACGTAACCTGCTTGAGCGTTATGGTGATGACTTTATTCCCAATCTCAATATTGAGTGGGATGACATTACCATTGAGACACTCATGGCAAAGGCTGAACTAGAAGCACGTTGGGCATTCAACATCCCAAGCGTGACACGTAAGGTCGAGGGTGTGTCAGGTGGTCAGCTTATTGAAGTTGGCGCACGTCCCAACACAGGCAAGACATCGTTCCATGCCAGCCTCATTGCTGCCCCCGGTGGGTTTGCACATCAGGGTGCCAAGTGTATTATCTTGTGTAACGAGGAGCCGACACACCGTGTTGGTGCAAGATACTTGACTGCTGCTGCTGGCATGACAGCCCGTGAAGTACGGGACAACATGTCCAAAGCACAGGCACTGTATCAGCCTGTGATGAACAACATCAAGATTAAGGAAGCAGGTGGCCGTGACATGGCATGGGTTGAGTCCGTATGTAAGTCCTACAAGCCTGACATCCTTGTACTCGACATGGGTGATAAGTTTGGTGTGCAGGGTTCCTTCGCTCGACAGGACGAGGCACTCAAGGCGTGTGCTATCTATGCACGTCAGATTGCCAAGACCTACGACTGTGCGGTGTTCTACATGTCTCAGCTATCAGCAGAGGCAGAGGGCCGCGCACAGTTGAACCAGAGCATGATGGAAGGTAGCCGTACAGGTAAGGCTGCAGAAGCTGACCTGATGATACTGATTGGTAAGTCACCAACAGTTGAGGGTCAGGAAGAAGACAGTCCGCTGCGCCATATAAACATTGTGAAGAATAAGTTGAATGGCTGGCACGGTATGGTAAACTGTGAACTTAACTATCAGACAGCGAGGTACGAGGGATGAAGCTAACACTTGATGTAGAGAACACCGTCACCAAGCGTGATGGTAAGATGCACCTTGACCCATTTGAGCCAGACAATACGCTGGTCATGGTGGGCATGCTTGATGACCAAGGAAATGAGACTATCGTTACTTTTGACCATGCTGAAATGATTTTGCAGGGTGTCGGTAATCACGACATTGTTCAGAATGAGTTGGATAAAGCCACCATACTCATCTGTCACAACGCAGTACATGACTTGCTCTGGCTGTGGGAGTCAGGCTTCAAGTATGATGGCCCTGCGTATGATACGATGCTGGCAGAGTATGTGCTGCAGCGTGGGCAGAAGGAACCACTGTCGCTTGAAGCATGTGCTGACCGTTACATGCTTGACACACGTAAACAGGACACACTGAAAGAGTACTTTGCCAAAGGCTATAGTACACGTGATATACCGCATGGCTTGCTTGAGTCGTATCTAAGTGCAGACCTTGAGGCTACGCAGCAGCTTTCTGACAGACAGATGCTAAAGCTAAACAGTAAGGAAGACAGTGGCTTGCGTGGTACTGTTGACCTGACTAATGAAGTAGCTGTGTGTCTTGCTCGTATCTATCAGCGTGGTTTCAGTGTGGATATTGCCAAGCTAGATGAGGTGCGTCAAGAGTTTGAACAGGAGAAGAGTCAGCTTATTGACAGTCTACAGAAGCATGTTCGTACTCTGATGGGCGACACCCCTATCAACCTGAACAGCCCAGAGCAATTGTCATGGGTTGTGTATGGACGCAAGGTACTGGACAAACAGTATTGGGGCAACGCCATTGACCCCTACATGTCTGAGCCAGACTTTCGTAGTCTTGTAGCAGGTGGCACAGAACGTCTGTACAAGACCAAAGCAACACAGTGCCGTGAGTGTAATGGCTCTGGCCAAGTAAGAAAGGTAAAGAAGGATGGAACACCATTTGCCCGTACTAATAAATGTACATCATGTAGTGGGGCTGGTTATCATCTTGTGGCTGGCAAAGAATTGGCTGGACTAAAGTTCAAGCCACCCTCTGCCAAGTGGGCAAGTGCTAACGGCTTCAGCACAAGCAAGCAGAACCTTGAGACACTTGAGGGTGCTGCAAGGTCCAAGGGTATGGACGATGCAGTGGACTTCTTGTCAAAGGTACGTAGGCTATCGGCTGTGGATACATACCTGTCATCCTTTGTTGATGGCATTCGTATGCACACTAAGCAAGACGGTAAGCTGCATGTCCGTCTTACACAACACATGACCGCTACCGGCAGGTTCAGTGGTCGTGACCCCAACATGCAGAACATGCCACGTGGCGGCACCTTCCCTGTTAAGAAGGTATTCGTGTCACGTTTCAACGGCGGCAAGATTCTGGAAGCTGACTTTGCACAGCTTGAGTTTCGTGCCGCTGCATACTTATCACAGGATGGAGTTGCAATTGAAGAAGTGTCTACTGGATTTGATGTACACTCATACACCTCTAAGGTTATTACCGATGCTGGTCAGCCTACGAGCCGACAGGATGCGAAAGCGCATACATTCGCGCCGTTATATGGAGCGACTGGCTTCGGAAGAACGCCAGCGGAGGCAGAATACTACACGCACTTCACGGAGAAATACCAAGGCGTGGCCGATTGGCACTCCCGACTGGCTAAAGAAGCTATAGCCACGGGTAAGATTACTACACCATCTGGTCGTGAATTTGCTTTCCCTGATGTGCGGCGTAACAGCCGTGGCAGGGTGAGTAACTTTACACAGATAAAGAACTATCCTGTGCAGTCGTTTGCTACCGCAGACATTGTGCCTCTGGCTCTACTGCATATTGATAAACTACTTGACGGCATGCATTCATGTGTGGTAAATACTGTGCATGACTCAATCGTCATTGATGTTCATCCAGATGAAGAAAGGAGAGTTATCAACATAATACATCAGACTAATGAAGAGTTGCCTAACTTGATTACTATACGTTGGGGGTTAGTATTCAATGTACCGCTTCTTCTTGAAGCAAAAATCGGCCCCAACTGGCTTGACACCGAAGATGTGTCATGATATAACTATGGATTCAAACTCGAAAGAAGGAGTATAAAACACATGGAACTGACAACTATTGACACTAACAACTATGCCGCAATGGCGAAGGCTATGGGCATTGCAAACGAGACTGCTAGTGAGCGTAAGCAAGCCAGCACTCTTGCTCGTCTACGTATCAATCACTCACCTATCATGGGTGAGGCAGAGGTGAACGGCAAGAATGTAAACATGGAAGTAATTAGTGGTGGTACATATAGGCTGGAAGTGCCTGATGGACCTACATACTACGCAGAGTCGGTGAAGATTCGTCCATATCTGCAACGCTTCATGTACAAGCGTTTTGTCCGTGGCATGGGTGAAAGCCCTAATCGCTATGTCAAGACTGTCATGGCTGACAACCTTAACATTGACCTCAAGGACAATGATGGTGGGTTCAACTGCGGTAAACCTGCTGGCTACATCCAAGACTTCAAGGCTCTTCCTGAGAAGACACAGGAACTTATCAAGCAGATTAAGCGTGTTCGCGTTGTGCTTGGTACAGTAGAACTGGTCAATGCCACAGATGCTTCAGGCAATCCTGTGGACGTAGATGAGACTGCCTTCATTTGGGAAGTCGATAATCGTGATGCCTTCAAGAATGTAGGCGGTGCGTTTACACAGCTTGCCAAGATGAAGCGACTGCCTGTGCAGCATCTGATTACTGCAAACACAGAGGAGCGTAAGATTCCTACTGGTGCAGTGTTCTATCTGCCAGTCGTATCTCTTGACGTGACCAAGACCCTTGAACTTACAGACAAGGAACAGGGCATGTTTGGTGACTTCATGCAGTGGGTCAACAACTATAACGAGTACATCATCAATGCATGGGCAGACAAAGCTAACTCCCATGATGATGAAGATGATGAAGTTATCGTTGATGGCATCGTTGATATTGAAGTTGATGAGGTAGCGTAATGAACCACCCTGCTGAACTGGCTGTGCATCAGTACATGGAGAATGCTGTTAATGGT